AGAATCGCTCCGGGATCGATGGGATGACATGAACGCGCTGTTCCGGCGAAAAGCCAAGCGCGTCTGACCTGCCTTGCATCAGGTGTTGCCGAGCAGCCAGGTGGCTTCGGCAGCTCGGCGCGCGACCAAGCCCGGGAGTACCTTTCCGCCGCCGTAGATCCATCGGCGCAGTTCCGTTGCTGCTGCGATCCAATCCCGTTGATTGACCCGCCGCCGCAGCGTCGAGGTCTGCAGCCGCCCGGCGCCGAGGTTGAAGGTGAAGTCCACGATGGCCGCGAGCCGCCCTTCCGGCTCGGTCGCCAGCACAGGGCAGTAGCGCAGCGTGGCGGCGAGCGCCACCTTCAGATCCTGGGCGAGGTAGGCCTCGGCCTCGCCTTCCGTGATCGGTGGGTGCTTCGGATCGCACAGATGCCCGTAACCGATCGTCGGATAGCCGGCCGGACAGATGTACGGATAGGCGCGGTTGGGATCGTGCTTGGGCACGCGGTGGAAGCCCTCAAAGCGCTTGGCCAACTCGATGGCCGCTTGCGGCACGGGGATCACGGCCGCACCCGGTCGAACACCCGGCCCAGGAACCAGAAGTTCAGCACCCCGGCCCACAGGGCTTGATCGGCCTCGGTCCAGGCGTGCAGGACCGCGGCGCCCCAGTCGCTGCCGCCGTTGATGGCAGCCACGAACGCCGCCGTCTTGGCCGCGCAATACAGCGCCATGAACCAGTAGGTGATCACCGGGCGCACGCTGACCGACAGCGCATCGGCCCATCGGACCCGGGACCGCTGACCTTGGGCAGCGATCGACTCCCGCAGGGCCTCGATGGCGCCGGTGTTCCACGCGGCATCGGCCCCGGCACCGATCTCGGCCATGCGCTGGGCGCCGCGCAGCTTCTCGAACTCAAGCGCCTTGTCCTGCATCGCCAGTTCGTGGCTGCGCTCGCCCTTGCGGTCCAGCCACTTCAGGATCTCCGGTGCCAGACGGAAGGCTCCGCCCAGCAGCCCACCGAGCAGGGTCTCGATCATTGGCCACCTCCCATCAGCTTGAGCTTGATGGCGGCGCCGACCAACAGCAGCGCCAGGATGCCGGTGGTCGCCACCTTGATGGTGGTCTGCCAGGCGGTCTTGCGGGCATCGCGCCAGGCTTCGAGCAGATCGCGCAGTTCGCGGATGTCGCGCGCGGCGTGGCCGTTTTCCAGGCCGAGGTGGGCAAGGCAACGCTCGGCTCCGCGTTCGGCGGCACGGTCGAGCAGTTCGTCGAAGTCCTCGCGGCGCAGGAGTAGCGTGTTCTCGACGAGGGCGGGGGCTTGGGTCGGTTCAGTCATGGGCGTCTCCAAATACGACGAACCCGCCTCGTGGGCGGGTTCAGGTGGTTGCGAAGGGATGGAGATTCAGATGGCGATGCCGGGACTCCAGCCGGTGGCTTTGTAGGCCGAGAGCACTGCCTCGTCCTCGATGTAGCAAAGCCAGCCGATGTTGGGCGTGTGGTACTCCCAGGCATCGGCAATTCGCACGGCGATCTGGTTGGTTTTGCCTGCCCAAACGCCCGTGGCGGCGGCAGGAATGAGGTAGCGGTCGCCGTTGGCGGGGCTGGCCGGTGGCGTGGTCAGGTCGCGGTCTTTCACGGACAGGCCGACCACCGCGCCGAGGCGCTTGAGGTTGGCGTCCATGCCGGTATCCCAGCCGCTCTCGCCGAGCGTCCAGCCGTAGTTGAGTCCAAGGTTCGGGTCGATTGATGACATGGTCTATCTCCAGAGATTCGAGGCTTGGCGAATGCGCAGAACTGCTTCCGGGTCGCCGGTGCGATGACTTTGCTGCGGGTGTTGTCGCCAATGACGCCCAACGATGGGCAGGTGCAGCACGCCGCCGCGTTTGGCTACGAGCAGGGTCAGCAGCCAGTCGGCGAAGTTGTTGAGGTCGGTGGTTTCCTTGAGCACGGCATCGACAGCAGATCGACGCATCACGATCAGGCCGTGCACATGGCTGGCGCTGTTGGCGTGCTGCCAACGGCTGTAGGCCAGACGCCGCACGGCGATGTCCTGGCCGTTTTCGTCGGTCAGTGCTTCGTCGGTGTAGGCCATCACGGCCTGCGGGCAGGCATCCAGCGCATCGGCCAGTTGGGTGAAGGCACTGGCTTCATACAAATCGTCGGGATCGACAAAGGACACCAGCGGCAGCGTGCCTTGTGCGAAGCCCGCCGCGCGTGCCTCACCGATACGGCCCGGAATGCCGGGCAAAACGTGCAACTGGATCGGTGCGTCCTCGAGGCTGGCGATGCAGGCCTCCCGCCATTCGGCAGGCTCGTTCAGGGTGAGCAGGTGAACGTCGATGCGCGGCTCCATCACACACCTCCCCAATACTGTCCCCAACGCAGGCCGTAGCCCGCACGATCCAAGACACGCACCTGGGGCTGCCAGCTGCTCAAACCATCGCGCTCGGCACTGATTTCGACTGTGATGCGCTCGCCCAGCGCACCGGCATCCAGCGCGGCCACTGCTGCCGTCCAGATAAAGGTGGTGTCGAGCAGTCCCGTTTCGGTGTGCGCCAGCACGCCGTTGCGATTGCGGATACGCAGCGTGTAGGTCACGCCCAGTTCCGGCCCGATGTCCCCTTCGTCCTGCCGCACGAGATAGGCGGTCTGCTGAGTGCGGTCGCGGTGGGCCCACGCGAAGGTGAGATCACCGGCCACCACGGCAGGCTCGGTCTGGCCATTGAGGCGGATACGACCGGGTGGATACGGCAAAGCCTGCCGACCGGCCAGCACCATCGGCTGCCCATTGGCAGCCAACACAGGATCGCCCTGATCGGTCGATGTGCGAGGAATCGCGCCCACGAACACCGATTCGCCCGGGGCCCGCTCCACACCTTCGGATGCCAGCCATTCGCCGACACCGATTAGCCGAGTCCCCGAGGCATGTGCTTGGGGTGTGGTGTCGAGCACGCCGCGTGCGAGATCGATGGTCACATTGGCTGCATCGAAGGCCAGGACGGCAACGGCCTCGGCAATCGCCCCACTGGTATCCACCAGGTAGGCGTAGTCACCCTCGGCCAGTCTCTCCGGCTGGCTGATGGCCGTCACCGGTACACCGATGGCATCGACCTCGCTGGCCGGCAAGGCGGCATCGAGCGTCAGCAGTGGTGCGTAGTCCTCGCCCACCACGGCAGTGAGGTCGCCTCCGGACGCGCCGGTGGCCAGCTGCCAATTCAACTGCCCGGGGCCACCGGCAGCGGCCAGCGCACCGAGGTAGGTGTCCGTGTCAGTCAGGTAGGCCAGATCGGCGCGCGACATGCTCCGTGCCAGTTCCCAATACGGCACCTCGACGGCCAGCACCACGGCGGGCGGCAACGGTTCGATGGTCGGCTCCTCGACCTGTGGTGGCGGGGGCGACAGCACGGTGTTGCTCATCCCGAACACATCTTCCATGGCTTCGATGCGCCACTCGGCCGCGCCCAAGGTGCCGGTGTCGATGCCGGTGACGCGCACGACCATCTGGTCTAGCCCTAAGCGTGGCCAGTTCAGCAGGAACACGTCGCCCGGCAGCGGCGCACGCTCCAGCGTGTCGCGCGCTACCGTCAGACTCATCCGGGCCAGGGGCGAACCCAAGGCGCGCAGGTCGCGCAAGGCCAGCCGCGCGGCCAGCGGCCCGTAGTTGACGCCCGGGTAGTCGCGGCGTTGATTGATCACGCCGCCTTGCAACTGGATGGCGGCCAGGTTCTCGACCGTGACGGTGGCATCACCGCCGGTCTGCCAGTCGGTGTAGACCACGGTCAGTTCGTTGGGCAACTCGCCCCACTGGGCACGTTCGAAGCGTTCCAGCCGCACGATTTCGTCAGGCCCCAACTGCGGCAGGCTGTCGATCCAATAGTCGTCGCGCAGCAGCTTGAGCTCAAACGTGCCTTGCTCCGGGTCGGTGTAGAGGATGCCGCCGATGTGGTCGATGACCTGGCCGATGAAGCTCTCGATGGGCTGCTGGCGCGTCCAGATCAGATTGAGACCAAAGCCCTCGCTCGACAGGGCCCATGCCGCGTTCCAGAAACTCCAACCGATGGTGCTCTGCGGATAGCCCATGCCCCAGTGCGGATCGGTGAGGCACTGCACCAGAATGTGCGCCGGGTTCATGCCGACGCTGATCTCTCGGGCCTCAATCTCATCCCAGGTGCGAACCTCGGCGTTCCAGGGCATCCAGGGCTCGCCCGTCCAACCCTCCGTGAAGCGACGCACCCGTACCGCCCAAGGCTTGAGGTACGGGTTGTTGGCCGCGAACAGGATCTTGCGTGCCACCAGGGACAACACGCCCCGGAATGCCGGAATGGAACCGCCGAGGCGGCTCATCAGGTAGTCGTTGCGTCCTTGTCCGGCATGACCAGAAAGCACATCGATGGTGCCGACCACGCCGCCTTCGCGCTCGTCGCCGCCAAACAGCGTGGGCTTGTTGATCGAGAGGCTGCTCAGCCCATGCCCGCTGGACAGCGGCGCACGGTCGGCATCCCCCCACGCGGTACGGTCTCCCATCTGGATTTCCTGCACGGCATCGACGGGACCTTGGCACAAGGCCAGATGCAGCCCCATCCGGTAGCGGTAGCCGACGGTTTGCTTCTTTTTGCGGCCACCCATCAGTCGCGCCCCATCCGTTGTTGCGCACGGGCGTACTGCACCACCCGCAACGCCATGGCATCGCCCGTGGCCAGCAATGCTTCTGCGGTTAGCCCCTCACGCAGAAAGGATCGGAAGTCCAGACCGTGACGCGCAAACCAGGCGCGAGAGCCGTTGACGCACAGTCCGGCAGCGCGAACATGGTCAATCGTGATGCGAAGCGTGTGATCCGTTGCGTTCATTTCTTGCCTCCCTTCTTGCGGATCGGCTCGGCCGCCAGGTCGCCGTACCAGACGACGTTGGCGCCGCGCAGCAGCACGGAGCCGAACACGACGGGAATCGGTCGGCCTTCTTCTGCGGTGGGCGCATCGACGTCGGACAAGGAGGCTGGCTTGGGCTCGGGCGGCTTCGGCGCGAGCGCGACCGAAACCAGCGCTGCCACCACGATGACGACGAGGTACCACATGAGATGCCTCCAAATGGATCAGAACACGCCCGTCGAGAACGGGTTTTTGCTCGGTATGGCGGGAAAGCCGCCGTAGTTGTCGAGGTTGCCGAAGCGCGACTCGCACGTGGCCGTGCTGTGATCGCAGCCGACCGTCAGCAGAACCTCGGTACCGGCTTCAATGGCGACCGGATAGAGCAACTCCACACCACCACCGTAGTCATTGACGATCATGTGGCGCGTACCTTCCGGGGTTTGCAACCAGCCACCGGCCAAGCCACCACTGACACTGCCGGGCGTGCCACCATCGAGATCGACGTTGCGGCCATTGCTGTTGCTCACCAAGGCACTGGCGGAAATGGGTGAGGCTCCACAGGCAGCCGAATACAGCACGTGGGAACACTTGCGGCTGTAGAGCCGCCGCAACCCGATACGCTTGAGACTGAC